AGAGAAGACCTGTAACTTCTAGTACAGGTCAAAGTTACACAGCAGAATACGGCTCTACTATATCAGATTCTATTAGTTTAAATGTAACTCAAAGCTGGTTAGGATTTAATGTTACTCCATTTGGTTTAACTGCTTTTACTCAAAGTAATGCTCAAGAGTTCTTTAATGGTGAATTAAGTGGTTCAGACCTAGTAGTTGAAAACGGTAATCTAAATGGTGGTAATCCATTCTTATCAGTTGATACTACCCCAATCTTATATGATTTAGTTACTCGTAACCCAGCATCTACAGTTACTTACTATACTGGGAGTTTAGCTGTATTTTCTCCTTCGGTAGCTAAACAAAATGCTATAGATTATTTAATTACTAGAACTCCTGGTGAAGGTTTAATGCAAGCTGCATTCACATTCACTCCTTCAGGTTCTAGAACAGGTACAATCACAACTACTGTTTTAGGTACAGGTTCAGCAGGTCCACAAGGTTCTAATGTTTTATATTTAGATAGATTAAATGCTGTAGGAAGTAATGATAGTGTAGGTGATGGTACTTTAATTCCTCTTGATCCGAACCTCCAATTTAGATCAGCATCTTCCTCTAACGGAATTGATCCAGGACCATTTTATGATAATGGGTTTGGTCTTCAAAGTAAGGAGGGTTGGGCTAGTCCTTATGTAGGAGGTACATCACCTTTCTTTGGAATGTTTCCTACAAATGATCCATCTAAAGATGTACTTCTCGTAGATGGTGAGGTAACTGGTGCTTTAATTATTCCTGATCAATATACTAATTTTGTATTCGGTATAAGTTCAAGTGTAGCAATTGGTCAACCTGTTACTTTATATTTTGAATATCCTCTACAATACAATTTTGTAGGTGTAACTGTAAATAACACAGCAGACACAGGTGAAAATGGTACTCCAACTTCAACAGGAATTAACTATACAACTTTATGGCAACAAGTTGAAGCTATAACTATGAACTGGGTTGATAAAACAGGTACAACTGTATCACTTGGTTCATATCAAAGTGGTCAACCTGTTCCTGTAACTGTAGCTCCTTTAAGTCCTACATTAACTGCGGTATATGTAACAGGAAATCCTGTACCAATTATTGGAATTGGTTCAGGTGAAAATGCTCCATTTAATACAACAGCTTCTGCTAATTCAAACCAAAACTACCCAGTTATAACCTCACCAGGTGTAAATGTTGATTTTACCTATAATGAGTTTAATGCGTTAATTGATAATGCTGTTACAACTGCTGGTGCTGAAGGATTCTATGATTTGGATTATACTCAAGGAGCAGCTATACCTGTAAATTACCAAACAGTAATTTCAGCCTCTCAACTTGGTTCAGGTTCATCTACATTAGCCCCAGTTCAGTCTTATAACTGGAATGTTAGAAGAAGTATATTACCTCGTTACAGTGGTTCTAAAGCTATTGGTCTTATTTATAACTTCTACACTCCACCTACAGGTTCATGGCCTGGTGATCAGTCATTTGGTAAGGATCCTGTAATCAACTATTATGGTAATATTGCCTTTAATATTGATTATGTTCAAGGTACTTATCCTGAAATGTCAACTGGTACTGCTTTAAATGTTAAAAACATTGGTATATTCCAAGATACATCTAAAACAGAAATTGTAGACCAAAACACTCCAGCTGTATTTAACTTCTTAATAGATCAATACTTAGGATTTAGTCAATCAGCTCAAATATTCTCTAATGATGTTTCACCTATTAAGGATAATAGTATTAGAACTTTAGATGGAGCTATTGGTTGGCCAGCTAACTCAACATATTTCATTCCAAGACAGCAAACTTTTGGAAATACTTATGGTGGTGTCTTCTGGACTGGCTCATTAAATGGAATTATATTCTGTTCAGCTAGTTATAATATCTTCCCTCAAATTGTAGATGATAATAACAGATATGCTACTGCTTCTTTACCAACTGGTAAAACTAATACTCTATACTCTGTAGCTTCAGCTTCATATATTATTAGTCAAAGTATACTTAATGGTAGTGATTGGTATATTACTTTATATACTGGTTCCATTTACCCATTGCCTACTATGGAAGAAGCTTATGCTTCAGGTGGTTTATCTCCTTACAATAGTGGAAGTGTTTATAACTACTCAACTCAGTTCTCATTAGCAGGTCAGGGTGTTTATAAAATTACTAACTTTGGAGCTATTGGTTCCCCAGCTAGCATATCTACAAATTTCCCTTACTTAATGACTCTAGATCGTCCTTTACCTGATGATGTTAAAGGTATAGGTTCAGGTAGTAAGAGTGATAATAGTACAGGTTTATCAATGTTGATTTGGAAGTCAAATCCATTCCCACAACCCGTAATTGTAGAAACAAGACCAGATTACTTTCCTTCAGGTATTGGTGAAAGAGGAGGATATGCTATACCAGTAGATTTTAATACTAGTATGAAGTCTTCTCTATCAGTACTTCAAAATACAACTATAACACCTCAAGTAACTACAACAGGTACTACAACTGTAAGTCTACCTACAGCCCCAGGAACAGGAGGAACTACAACAACTGGAGCTGCTTCAGCACAAACTACTAATTTATATCTCCCAGTAGGTAGAAAAGGTATTTCAAATGGTGAACAAGTAGTAGTTGATAATAAAACTTATATTTGGGATGAAGTTCGTCAAAGATGGATAGTTTCTCCATCATCAGGAGGAAGTGGAACTGCTAAAGGTGGACTATAACGTGATTAAGAAATAAAAATTTTGTATATTTATAATAAAATCTAGATTAAAAAATGGGATATTTAAATAACTCAGTAGTAACGGTAGATGCTATCTTAACAACTAAGGGCCGTCAATTACTAGCTCAAGCAGATGGTTCGTTTAGGATCACTCAATTTGCTTTAGCAGATGATGAGATTGATTACACACTGTACAATCCAACCAACCCTTCAGGCTCAGCCTACTATGGTGAAGCAATTCAAAACATGCCTTTACTTGAAGCTTTTCCTAATGAAACTCAAGTAATGAAATATAAATTAGTTACTTTACCTCGTGGTACTGCTAAACTACCTATTCTAGATCTAGGTTACTCTGCTATCACTATTAAACAAGGTGCTTCATTAGCAGTTAATCCACAAACTCTAAACTATACAGGTGGTAATCAAGTTGAACCTTCAGGTTATACCTTTACTATTTCTGATGTTAGATTAATGAGTACATTTAATGGTGCTGGTATTAATACTCCACAAGCAACTTCTCTTAATCAGACTACAACTATTGGAGCTAGTGTTTCTAAAACAGTAGTAGGTACTACTTTAAATTTAAAAGCAACTACTGTTAATACATTATTTGGTTCAGAAAATGCTCTATACGCTACATTAACTGTAGAAGGTAGAGACTCAGGTGCCAGAATAACCATCCCAGTAACAGTAACTAAAGTATCTTAAAATATAGACTATGTCATTTAAAAGATTAGAAGCCGACGATTTTGTAATCTCTTCAGACTCGATTACTGCTGCAATGTGGGTTGGAAATGTTCCAACACTAACTTATTTCTTTACCTCATCTGTTCAAGCTGCTGGTAGTTCAGGTAATTACTACCTAAACGTTTACTCATCTTCAGCTGCTCAAGATATCCAATTTGCAATTGCCTATGGTAATGCTAATGGTAGTGGTAGTACACTTTATAATGATGCCGTAAATGGTTTATCTTATACTACTACTATCTATGGCCAATATCAAAACCTAGTATTAGGAGATGAAAATGCTTCATTTATTTTTGGTAATGTAACCTCATCCGATTTTTGGGCTATCTCAGTTGAGAGAAATCGCTATAAAGAAGCTATCTTCCCTGGTTCTCTATTCTTAGAACTTTCAGGTTCATTAGGTGTTATTAACTTAACTGATGATAGTAACTATGTAAATACAACTACCTTCACTGAAGCTGGTAGAGTATATAACTTAATTTCAGCCTCATCAGCTGGTACAATTGCAACAGGAGCAGGTACTACAAACGTTGGTCTTAATGGAGATGGTTGGAGTATTAACTCAGGTTCATATGGTTGGTTATTACCAGATATTGGTACAATTATATTAAACCCAAATGCTCTATCAGGTTCATTAACTGCTGGAGGTGTTGGTCTTAATGTAAGTAGATCACTTGACGCCCCAGGTAACAACAATGCTAGATTATTTAGAGCTATCTCAGGTTCAAGTGCTTCTGTATTTACTCTTAATTCACAAGAAACAGTAACATCAGATTTTATCTTTGTAAGACCTAGAAGCTCAGAATTCAACTACTCAGAAAACCCATCATTTATCTCTGGTTCAACTGGTGAGGTATTATATTCAAGCTTTGTAGATAACCCTCAGGTTTATCTTACTACAGTTGGTTTATATAATGATAATAATGAATTATTAGCTGTAGCTAAATTATCTAGACCACTACTTAAAGACTTCACTAAAGAAGCATTAATCCGCGTTAAGCTAGATTTCTAATGAATGGGTATAGCCTACAAACAATTTCTAGCATCTGATCTCAAGGTATTACCGTTTACGGTTAATAAAGGATTTTCTCTCCCTCAATCTCAATTCGCTACAGGTTCTGATGGTCAGTTAACTGGTGTAGATAGATTTTTAGGCACTAGTGGTTCCTTTTTAACTAACCAATCTACTACAGGAACCTTATCTACTCAGTACCAAGTACTAGTTTATAACTCAATTAAGGAACTTTACTACTCAAATTACCTAACCCAAAGTTATGGTGATGCTGTTCAAGTAGCTGTTTTAATACCTGGTAATGATGAAGCCGGGAATGAATTAGTAGGTTCACCTGATTCGACAGGTAGATATTTTAATTATCTCCAATCAACTCTTACTGCTTCAAGATTCTGGCCTACAGGTTCAGGAGCTCAAGTTGGAGTTATTTCTATTCCTTCTAAGTTATTCGGAGATAATATCCAACCTAAATCATTCAATTACACCTTTGTTTCAGGTAGTACTCACACTATAACTGATGATGGTGAAGGTAATTTATTATCTGGTAGTGTAAATGTGGGTAATATTATTTACCCTCATGGTTTAGCTCTTATTACTAATAATAAGTTAGCTTCAGGTTCAGTAGAAACAACTAATGTTACTTGTTCATTCTCTTCCTCGTATACAATTTATGAGACTCAATATAAATGTACAGTAAGAGAAAATGAGTTTAATTACACTTTAAACCCTTCAACAGTATCTAGTAGCGCTAATATTTCAGGATCTTGGTATAACTTCCCATACCCAACAGGTTCTGTTTATGATTATGTAACATCATCTTATTTTTCACCTTATATTACAACAGTAGGTTTATATGATGAGTATCAAAACTTGTTGGCAGTAGGTAAATTAGCTCAACCCCTTCAAACTTCTAATACAACAGATACAACAATATTAATTAATATAGATAGATAAATGTGGTTATATAATGATAAAGAGATATCTAACTTAGAGGACTTCCCAGTAGATACCTATGGTTTTATTTATCAAGTCACTCATATTCCAAGTGGCTTGTCTTATATTGGTAAAAAATCTTTACACCATAATGTAAAGAAAAAACTTACTAAAAAACAACTTGCTGAACAAACTGGTAGAGGTAGAAGAGCCACTACTGAAGTAATTCAAAAGGAAAGTGATTGGAAAACTTATTATGGCTCTGCTAAACCTATCCTAGAGTTGTTAAAACAAGGTAAGCAAGATGAATTTGAAAGAGTTATCTTACAATTGGTTCCTAGTAAAAAATTACTTACCTATTATGAATGTAAATACTTATTTGTAAAAGGGGTATTAGAGGAGCCAGAAAAATGGTACAACGATAACATTCTTGGAAAATTTTATAGGAAAGACTTTGCTGAGTAAGATACTTTTCGTATCTTACCACGTATGATAAATCAGCTAGTAGCGAATTTAGTTAATTCTGTCTTAGGGCATGGTAAACCCACCGCACGTGGAAACCAGGCCCACACTTGTCCTTTTTGCCACCACCACAAACCTAAATTAGAGATTAATCTAGATGAAAATGCTACCCACTATCAAAAGTGGCATTGTTGGGCTTGTAATAAGAAAGGAAGTAAATTACTTAGTTTATTTAAAGCAATAGATACTTCTATAGATAAGATAGAAGAACTTAAATCCCTAGTTGGTTCCGGGTTTAGAATAATAACTCAAGAATTTAAGACAGATCTTAAACTGCCAGAGGAATTTAAACCCCTATCAGAAATTACAGAAAATGATATTGTAGGTAGACACGCCTTAGCTTATTTAAAGAAACGAGGCGTTAGTAAACACGATATACTTAAATATAATGTAGGATATTGCGAGGGCGGTGCCTTCGATAAGATGGTGGTTATACCATCGTATAATAACGAAGGTAAATTGAATTACTATGTGGCCCGCAACTTCAATCCTAACTCTAAGGTAAAATATAAGAACCCTACATTAAGTAAAAATATTATACCTTTTGAGTTATATATTAATTGGTCCTCACCTATAGTATTATGTGAGGGTATGTTTGATGCTATGGCTATCAAACGTAATGCAATCCCATTATTAGGTAAACATATTCAGGATAGCCTAATGAAAAAAATTGTAACATCAACTGTAAAGCAAGTCTATATTGCCTTGGATAAAGATGCAATGAAGGATGCTTTACGTTTCGCTGAATTATTAATAAACGAGGGTAAAGAGGTTTACCTGGTAGATTTAGATGAAAAAGATCCAAGTGAAATGGGATTTACTCATTTTACAAATCTCATCCAAAACACTAAACAATTAACACAATACAGCCTAATGGCTAAAAAACTTGAATTAATATGAGTAAAATTATCAAACATACCCATAATCGTATTTTCT